CAGAGGTCCACTGGTGTTTCCAGTTTAGGCATGGCCCCCGTCGGGGCCATAAGGCTCCCCACCCTAGTTGATAGGTGAGTGTGCTCACGAGGGCGGGAACGCAAATTCCCGAACGCCGGCGCGTCGTTGCCCCTTACGGCAGTGGCATTTAAGCAAGGTCCACCGCCGCGATCCTCTCAAGGAGATCGACTTCTACAACCATACAACCGGAAGAGTAGTCCAAAGATGTGAGAAAGGCCTCAACTGCGAGGGCATCGTCGACCGTGCAGGAGTAGAGCGCGCAAAACTGCGCCCACGTCTCTGGCGACGTCGAATGGTACCTCGAAGCGTGGACCATCCACGGTTCTTCTTTCTCCGCCTTGGGAAAGGCGCGATACCCAAGGGTGTCGCGAATGATGCCGCTGATGACTGTGCGCAAGATTGGGATAAAGCGGGTGCTGTTCTCCAAACCGAGCGCCACTCCACGAAGCCAACGGAGGTCGCTCTTTTCAGAGTGATGCCCGCCGAGCCTGTAGAATGTCTTACCAAGAACGCGACCAATCTTGGGACCGTAAACGAAGTCCAGGGGTGAGACTTGCCACAATCTTCCGGAGCAAAAGATGCCCTGATGGACGCCGCGAAGCGGGGTCTCAGCTTGAAGGGTGAAACCACACAGACGGAACTTGGTGATAGCCATCGTAATGAAGGCGCCAAGTTGGGACTCCTCGACCATGGCGATCGAATTGTCCCCGGCCACGAGCACACGGAAGTCGTGGATTCTCTCGCCTGGAGAGTACGGGCTGGTCGTCCCGTTGACGTCGTAATAGAGCGCCAGCCACATTTTCATATGGCTGATGGAGTTGCCCACGGTGGTGTCGGGGTCACCTGAGCAAACTTCAAACAAAAGCTTGTAACGCCATCCATGCTTTGTGCGCCCCACTTTGGGGCTGTCGCGCGATTGCAGCAACAGACGGACTTGCCGGTTAGGGCCAAGTGCCAAAACATCTGCCTGCCATGCGCGAGTGGGTCCAGGACCCACTGAAGCATCCCAAAAACGAACGTCAAACGAAAAGGGGACTCGACCAGCAGCCACATTGTCCGAGTACCATGAACCCACTTCCTCGGCGTTCATGCCACCCGCGTACGTTGCGACTTCAGAGAGTTGGTCAACGAAAGTCTTGGTCAGAGCCTTGCCAAGAGCGTTCATTGTCGGGCCACAAGTGGACGTGACGGCTGGATGCCTGCCTTGAATGAGTCGCGGCCGCTTGTGTAACGGCATCGCGCTGCGCAGGATCGCGGTCTTCTCCACTTTGACGAAGGCATCCAGTGTGAAGTCGCGGCCGTCGAAGCCATTTTCAGACTGGGCAGCTGCCCTCTGGAGCATTCTCCGTTGCCCAGCCGGATAGCCGCGCAGCCACGTGAGGAAACACGTAGGCCTAATCTTGCCAATATCGCCTGCATTGGCAGAAAAGCGCGCCCAAACTGCTGAGGACCGCCAAATGCGTTGCACTTCCACCCATTCGCCCGTCACGATGGGATTTCCCCAAAGGACGTCGCAGCCTAAGCGCTCGCGAAGAGCCACACCTTCGTTGTGTGCGCAGTTCTTGAGGACGAGTGGAATGACGCCGGCTAGGCCCAATGAGACCAAGTAGCACCCAACCTGTTGGTCGGTGTGATAATGGCAAGGGGCGACAGCCAGAGTCGGCGGCTTCGCATTCAGTTGATCCACACTGATGGGAACAAGGGAGCCCGCAGCGTACTCTTGACAACAAACCGCTGGTAAGTCGTCGAGCATATCTCGGCGCATGTTGGCCCATGTGGTACTCGCTAAGCCTTGACTCTCGTCAGCCGTGACTGGTCCACCATCACCACCCAAAAAGGGCATGAGAGACCAAGGGAGCGCTGCTGTGTAGTAGTGCTCGGTCAGGGCGGCGCGGACAACTGAGGAGTCGATCCCCGTGTGTCCTTGGCGCCAAATAACGAAAGCATTGTAAAACGAGTGGACGACAAAGCCGTCGAGCAGAGGCAAGCGGGATGCAACCACGTGCACCAAGGCGGTCGGGTAATAAAACCACAACCCCACCCACAAACCATCATGGCGCATGGCGCGAATCAACTCAAAAAGAATGATCGCAACCGTGGCGCTAAGTCCAAACCGACGTTTGATCCACTCTTCAGCCAGAGGTCCAAAGACGATGACGAAGAGCTTCCGTTGAAACTCAATTCGAACCATGGTCTCGTCCAATGTTCCTTGCGGGGCAAAAAGCCCCGACGCGCCGACCGCTGCGGTCGTCAACCGTGTCGACATCAGATTGGCAAGCCGTGAGAAACGGCCCCAACCGACCCGATACGCCAGTGCCGTGGCAATGATCATGAGGAGGACGGGAGTACGCCACTCATAGTCGTAGGAGTGTGCACTGCCAGGTCTTCCCCAAAACACCTCGACCCATGTAGCCAACGCGGTCCAAGCGACATTGCGCTTGGCGGTTTTCGCCCAAAAGATCTCGGCGGCCGCCTTTGCCTCATCACCCACGCGCACTTCGGCGCTGGGAGGTGCCTCGCTAACCACACGCGCAGCTGTGCGGTGGGCAAGCGTGAACGTCTCAGAGTTAAGCACTTTGCCAGCCATGGCGGCTTCAACTCTGTCGACGACTGCGCTGCGAGCGACCCCGCCCTCGAAGTCATCAAACTTGACATCATCTACCATCTTTTCCTCTGGGTGAGGAGAGAAAAGGGAACCAGCAATGAAGGTGGTCGCCAAATCTTCGATGGCAAAAGTGACAAGAATGAATGCGCCTCCGAGTGGCGTCCTCTTCCAAACCAAGCGCTCCATGGGGCGGCCAAACATGCCTTTCCCAGGGAGGACACTGTAGCTTCTCTCGGAGTCGTACCAATACGCCGTCGGAATGACGATCGGTTGACAATCCCCCGGGCAACCGTACGTGCGGCCCTGGGCGGTCTTAATCGACGCGAAATGAGCGAACGCGGGGTTAGGCACAATTGTGCTGACCCTCCCAAAACGTTTCACCCAGGGGGCGATAACGTGAGGGGCGTAAGTCTCAGGGCGAGGAGACAAGCCAAACAACATGGACTTGTCGACCGGAGTGATGCCACAATGAACGCAGTCGAGGGGCGAGTCGTGGCAAGACGACTTTGGGCCAACCCAACCATGCTGAGAAAGCAGGCTAGGCACGGCCGAACCAATCGAGGGGGGAGTCCCCCAACTGATTTCCCCGAAACCGCCGCGGTTCGGACCCGAAGACCAGACCCCACCACCGGCCACGCTTGGGCATGTCCGATAGAAGAAGTCAAATTTGGAGTCTTTCGCCGCAACCTGAACTGCGCCGCAATAAAGCGCGGAGAATGTGCTAGACGCAACCCGCCCGATCGCGACAGAGTAACCTGGGAAAGCCTTCTCCAACAGCTCGCTAGCGCGAGAACTCTGAATCGTGAACGGGATTCTCAAGATAGACCCAGGGTCCATCGAGACGGGGCGTGAAGCAACCTCAGCCGCCGCCCGCACAAGCTCGATCGTCGTCGACTTGCGGGCAGCAGGGGCATCAGCGGCCGCCAGGGGCGGTGGCTGTTCCAGGTTGTCACGGGCCGGTTTTGCCTTCTTCTTGCCGCCACGCTTCTTCTTCTTGCGTGCGGGGAGGGCGACTGCCGGTCCGGCGCCTTCGCTGCCAACCGCTGGCGCGGTGGCGCTTGGCTTTGGGGCAGTGCCAGCCTTGGCGCTGCCACCCCGGGCTTTTGTGACCGGTGCAGGGACTAACGTCGGGGAGATCGACGAGCTCAAGCCAACAAGACTGCTCGCACTCACCACACCGACGGCCGTGCTGACCATCGTCGCGACGGGGATGTTCGCCTGCAACACTCCGTCGTGACCGCGCGTGGAACTTTTCAGTTTCGCTCTGGTCACCGCCCTCTTCGGGGGCGGCAACGCGCTGGCGGATGGGGCCGCCCCAGTGCCTCCTTGTGGCACTGCTCCTTGCATTTGTTGACCGGCTTGCAATGCCGGGGTCGACCTAACACTCTGGTCACCGCTTGAACTCTTTTGGGCTGGGACAGCCTCCGCCACTCGTTTTGCTCGCTGAGCTTGGCTTTGTGAAATTTCCATAAAGTGTAAGAGTCCTGAGTTAATTTGCCGCCCTAAGGTTCGACGGCGAGTCATAGACTGGGCTATGAGTGTCCCTCGCGTGTAAGCAGGGCAAGGAGCCAAGATGTGTGCCTCGTTAGTCGCGCCGGCAGGGCCAATGATGAACAGAGTCCCCGCGTGCGTGAGCTGAAATGCCGGGCGGAAGGCGCCAACACACATAATATAACCCCGGGCGATGAGCGGGATCCTCGCCTCAACCTAACTGATTGGGTTTGTCGACGGTGGCAGCACGCGGCCAGTAGGTCGTCCAATCTAGTTTCGGTTCGGGCTTGATTTTCCTCTCAGTAGCTCGGTTCCTTGACCTACGAACCCGCGCAACTCACTGCTGCGTCATATCGTCGCGGTCTTGCCTGCATTGCCAATGCGGCGACGCGGATACTCAGATCCGCGGTGTCGGGTGGGCGCCCCTCTCCCAGGCCCCACCCGACGGGCATTCGCTGCCCAGCTGCGCTTGCGCGCGCGGAAAACTGAAACCAATAAAGG